TTACCGTCCTGTCTCCACTGCTGCCTGCAGTGCTGCTCTCGTTATGCTTCCGCTCTCTGCCTTCTCGTGACACTCCCTGCACAGTGTGATCAGATTGTCATCATCTAATCTCAGATCATAATCTTCACTGATCGGTACGATGTGATGGACCTCAAGACCATCATGTGTGTATCTGATGCCTGCACCATCTATCCCATGAAGGCATGCCTGACACAGATGATGGTCACGCTCCCGGATTGCTTTGCTCTTTCTCGTCCACTTTGCAGACGAATGAAAGAAATCTGAGACCCCCTGTTTTTTCTTTACCTGCCTTTTTTTCAAGGCCTCCTTTTTCTGAGGGCAGATATATTTCTTATCATGAATTCTGCCGCAGTATGTACATGACTTAAGCATCCTGCTTTTCCTTTCTTCTCGCTCTCCATGCCCGGATCCCGAATGAGATCTTACAGTATATCCACTCGATCAGGCTGAGCACTGAGAAGGTGGTGATCACTGGCCAGAAAAACACATTCAGGATACAGGACTTCACCATCATCCAATATTCCTTATCCGTCATTCCCGGACGAAACCAGTGATACGCAAGAAGCCCGGCTTCTGCCATTCCGATCAGCAGATATGTGATCACCATGCGGTTCTCGAAATAAATAATAAACATAGGCTTTCCCCTCTTTTTGACAGAAAAAAGCGGCTCTTCCGAACCGCTCAGAGTATTTATATTCCGGCGTCTCTGTGTTCCGGATTTTGTGTAATAAGGAGTATTCACTGTGGTATTTTTCGCTTTCGCTTAGTTTACACTATATCACAGGTGCAAGGTGACATTCCATGACATCTTTTAGAAATTTGATTAAATTTTATTTCTCTCCTGGAACTCCCTGATGGCATTCTGATGTAAACGGTATATTTGTCGCGTGGAATACTTTGTCTGCTTTGCTATCTTCTCCCATCCTAAGAAATCAATATACCGCATCTTTAAAATCTGGATATGTAGAGGGCTTCTCAATCGATTGATCTGATTGACAATTTTTTCTTTTTTCTGCTCCAATTCCAGGATCTCTTGTGCGATCAGTTCTTCCAGGCTTATCAACCGATCTATTGAGTCTTGCATCTTTGGAGTAGGAGTAACCTGCACCTTTATCCCCGAATAGTCAATTCCAGAGACCCCTGAAATATTGTTTCTGAGTTCTGCTGCCTGCTGTTGTTTCGTTCTCACTCTTACACTCAGCAGATAAACCTGCGACAGGTATTCCTTTGTTGTCATCGTTCTTCCTCCCATCTCTTTCTTCTCGCTTCAGCTCTCATCTGTGCCAGATCTTCCTGGCTGCATCCCACCCCCACTTCTTTTTTCATTTTTGAGATTTTTTCTCTTACATTGTCTGATACTATTTCGACATCACACATTCCGCTTTTTTCATCCTCTGCCTTTCTGTTGTGCATATCTTTTAAAAATAATATCTCCAGCACAATCAGCAGAATATCTGTCACAATAAGCAGCACACTCAGTATCATAAGCATGATTCTCCATCTCCCCTCACTTTTTATATCTCGATCCTGTATCCATGCCATCATATGCCCTGTGTGCGGCGCTCCAGCTCTTAGGACGAGGATCCGCAATCATGGCTTCATACTCGCCTTCCCGTTTTCTATGCACGAGATTCTTAAGCGCTTTATGCTCATTCTTCGTCTTCATGCTCCCACTCCCTTCTTAATCGCACACATCGTACACAATCCACGGGCTCCCTGCTTCTCTGCGATCTCTGCCAGTGGGATCCTCCAGCATTTCGCCCCACACTCCGGACACTGTGTGATTCTCCATCCCGGCTTCCCATGCTGGATATTGGTGTACAGTGGCATGCATTAGTAGCCTCCCCGATCAGTAGCCTTTCTCGGTCTTATCTTTACTTCCATCCCGTTCTCCTTACTCAAATTTCAGTTTGGGTATCTTCCCCTTAGCTTTGCATTTCCGCCTTTGCACTGATGCATAAGCGTATCGTCTTTGATGCGTTCCAGATAATGCTCTGATAATTGGTTCGCACAATAATAACTGAGATTTTTAATATCTGTTTTGCGATAGGAACAGTTCTTACAACATCTTAACTCCGACTTTAATCTTGTCATCTTAATTTCTCCATCATTTGATTATTGGGCATATGATAGCCGTCTCATTGCTCTTGTATGCTACAGTTACTCCGCAATACTTTCCGGTTGGCTTTAGCAGCATACAAATTCTTTCATCACTTCCTTGTACCTTTACGCAGTACCCGCAAGTTCTGCATGAATATGGTATTTCAATCTCTACAATTCCTTTATCCACCTAATGTCTCCTTTCCCAAATCTTAATTTTCATCTTTCTTCAACATTCACACCGTCTCCAAATAATTTATTCCAAACTCTTTCATCCACAACTCATGGCTATATTTCTGTTCAAATGCCTGCTGCGCGACTCTTTTAAGGTGCTCATCCACCTTGCTATTGCAGTGCGGCGCTTCCGGTCCGTGCTCATGATGCCTTGCTTCGCAGACATATCCCCACAGACCATAATGTTCCGCTTTCTTCCGGTACGCCCCGAACCTCCCGTATACAAAGTGGTGCTTATGGAGACCTGTGTGACACAATTCCCCATAATATCCATTCCTCTCCGCTTCTTCCCGGCACAGGTAACATTCCCGGTCAGCCGGTCCTGTCCGCGCCTGTATGATGCTCTTTGCCATTGTCCTCTGCCTCCTGTATCGCTCCATGACGGATCATCTCTGCGTAGCTGCGCCAGCCTTTTCTTGCTGTTCTTGCCATGCCGCGGAGCACCAGTTTCCGGTAGGTGTCCCATGCGTCCCTTGTGTACTCCGTCCATAGCTCTGTGCCGCTTGACATCATGATCCGCCATGTGCCGTTATATACGCTTTTGCTTTTTTCGTATTTGCTTATGCAGCTTTTATTGATCCCGATCAGATCATGCACGTCCTGCGCGTACAGATTGTCATACTCTATGACGCCTGTCCGGATGTTTTTTAGCATGTACACATTTTTCATATCGCTACCTTATCCGCAATCTCTGCCCATCGGAAAGCCTCTGTGAGTCCTCCCGGATACTCCAGCACGACCAGATTCTTATGCTTCGCAATCACGGTTCCTCGCCGGTGTGCGATCCCCGGTTTCGTACTGTCCGGATTTATGTTTACATATCCCTTCATCGTGGTTACGGATATGCGATCTCCCAGCTTTATTTTGTTTTTGAGTCTGTCGATTTCTGCAGGGTAAATACCGCCCCGCGGATCGACGCTTGGATGTACTGTATTCATGCTTGGCGCTCTATTACTCAATGACAATACCCTCCTCTGTGATCGTGATTTTCTGGATGAGTTCCGGATGCTGGCGTAAATAAGTCAGTATCGGTGTGCAGATGTTCTCCACATGCCGTCTCCACTCCGCCCGGATCCGCGCATCCTCGCTCTCCTGGACCTCGCTGCCATCGTGGCATTTGATATAATTTTCCGGGAGATATTGTGGAAACTGTTCGATTTCCATCTGTCCTTCCAGCTGGGGCTCCTGCTGCCTGTTTCCCTCCTCAGCTTTCTCATCCCCCACAAATCCGGCGGGCGCTGTGCTATGGATGGCTACAGGCGTTGTAGGAGTTTCTGGGGCGGTCTGCTCTGACGGTGCCTCCTCCTGGGGCACTTTCCGCGAGCGGCTTGGCAACTTTTCTGCTTCCCTGGCCTTCGTTACTTTGGATACTTTCCGTTCTTTCTTCTCCGGCTTTTCTGTCGGTTGCACCGGTGCAACTTCCGTTTTTTTCTCTGGTTCCGGGTCCGTATGGCTGGTACAGTAATCTTCGACCGCCCGGATCACTGTCTCCCATGTGTACATCTCCTTGCTGTCACTCCGGACATTGATCAGTGCGATTTCCGTATCCAGGCCCTTGACTGACAGCATCAGCCTCCCCACTCCTTTAATCCGGACGGAGTGCATTGCTTCCCCCGCCGGTGCCAGGATCTCCTGGATTAGAGCATCTTTCCTTGCTGACTTGAGCGCCTGACGGATCTTAATCCGCATATAGAGATCGCCGTCGAGGATCTGATCCACTACCTGATGCAGGATGTCCTGCTGCCCGTCTGGCTCCTTTGTAGTCTCTGCCTGCTCCGCAATGATTTCCAGATCGGATACCTTCCCTTCAGCTTCGATTTCTTCTTTTACCGCCTGGATATCACTCTTTGCAAAGGTCGGTGTCAATTCTTCGATAATTGTGTCCGGGAGTGTCAGCATGAGCGCCAGCTTCGCGGATCCGAACCCCTGATACTTTTCGTTTAATCTTGTCGGATCTTCTGGATCAGAGAACTTTGTGTGGATATTGATAAACCGACTCACCTGGGACTTGTCCATCCCATATTCTTTTTGCGCAAATTCCAGATACGATGTGTATCCGGATTCCTGAAGGACATCTGTGTCCCTCGCCATCTTGAATAGATATCCGATCCGGACAAAGCTCTCTGCAGCTTTTCCCATTTCGGAATCCATTGCGATTTTCAGTTCTCTATACGAAACAGTAGTCTTAACCTCACTATTCTCTCTTTCTACAATCTCCATCTTCTACACTGCCTCCATAAAATCTTCCGCGAGTCCCTTTAAGACACGCTCATTATTTGCTTTTCTGAGTTCTTCCAGATTCTTTTCTCGCTTAACCTTGCTTTCTGCTGCCAGCTTCCAGTCCTTACTGTGCAGGCGCTTTTTCAATACTCTCTGCCACTCACGGAGGAATCCCCGGATCTCCTCAATATTCGGCTCCTCGTCATACATCCCCCGGTGCTGGCGGATCGTGCCTCCCGGCTCCACCTCGATCGTATAGTACGGCAGTTCCGGCTCTTCCTGGCGTCTCAGAAAGCAGATATACGTCTCCTGATCCCGGATCCGCTCAAAGTATCGGTCTGTGCTTCCTACGCAGTGGTGCAGGGCATTTCCTTCCGACATAATGTCAGTGAGGTGCCGCGGGACGATGATCTTGTACTCGGCATTTTCGTACTCGTATCTGGGAGCAATCTCTTCCAGGATTTCTTCCGCACCTGGATATTTCTCTCTAAGTTCCTTTGCGCGGCGTTCTTTGGCTTCCGCATTGCGCTTCATCTCTTCAATCATGTCCAGCTTTCGGATTGCTTCCACGGCCTCATCATGCCGACGCTTGAGTTCTCTCGGTCGGTATACCATCTCATCATTGGTACGCTTCCCCAGCCTTTTGCACATCGCCAGATAGTCTCTCCACTGCGTGATTACTTCCGATGCTGATTTCCCCGGATAGCTTGTATCCTGCTGCCTCTGTACGTAGTTCATGATCTGTTCAGGCGACATGTTCCCAAGGGCAAATCCTGCATTTTTCTCATACAGACCTGCCTGTCCAGCAAATTTCAGAAATGCATCGGAGATCCTCTCGTCTGTTTCGTCCCCATATGCAAGCCAGCTCCTCTCAAGCTCTCCTCCGTTCCGGTCCCGGAGGCGGTTGATCTTCTGTCGGTCTCCGATCCGCATGATCTCCTCGATCGTCTTGCCCCTGAGATCCAGAGTGCCTTGGTAGGTACCGTCTGACCACATGTGGCAGCTGAGCTCTTCCTGCATGAGCCGGTAAAATCTGCCCTTGAACAGGTACTCTATAAGCCCGATCATATCTGGCCAATTGTGCAAGATCATGATTTTATTGTATCGTGCCTCGATTCCGGCCGATGCCATCTGCGAAAGCAGCCGTCCCAATTTGGTATAGTCTGTGCCCTTCAAGGCTTCTCCAATCCCCGCTGGATACAGATAGCAATCCCCTGTCGTGCGGTTGGCCGGATTGTGCTCGTCATAACCATCGTAATCATCGTATTTTCCGCACTGCTTATAATAGATCTTTATACGTTGTCCCCCAAACAGGCTGGCTTTTGACACAAATATCCGAATCGCCTCAGATACGATAATTTGGTACCTTCCCATAAAAATCGACTGAATGTCAAAATACCTTAGTACAGTCTGCCCAGCCGTGGTCTCCTGGATCAGCATCACCCGGCTCCACTTTTCCGTCTTTTTCCCTCTTTTTTTGATCTGCAGGTCTTTCCCGCATGCGCAGGTGATCACGTCATTGTGTCGTACTCCCTTGATCATGGCCGGTGCGATCTTTTTCCCGCAGGATGGGCATGCGTACTCATCATCGGTTTTGTATGTCGGATAAGGCTTTTTCCATACTGCTTCTGCTGCCCACACCTCAAAGCCTTCCGGGACTTCGGGGACACTGTCCATCAGGTCTTTTATGCGCTGCTCTCTTCTCCGCTCCTTTTCCCATCTTTTGTCGGATAGATAATTTCTTTCCACTTCATCGATCAGATACACGGCACTCTGCGGCGCATATCTCATCTTGGACCGCAGCGCCTCTTGTATGATCTCTTCGTCCCGGTCTTCCAGATCGATCTCGATACTGCAATACCAGTAGTCCCTGTCAAATGCCCGCATGAGCTTCTCTGCGGTGTATATATCTCCCCGCAGGATTCCATATTCTCCGGTTTCGACATTCATGAGGTATCGTCCCACATGTACGCAGTCCTTGTAGCAGTCGAGGATCAGGAGATCCGTGGTCCTTGCCGCGATGATCCGCTTCCCTCCAAGCGTGCATTCCGGGATCGGCAGGCTCTTTCCCTGTTTAATCTTCATCC